ACTGTCCCAAACGCGTAATTCTTGTGTGGTAGTAAAACCACATCTCCATCATACAAAGAACTTTGAACGCGGTAGCCCCAGTCGTGGATAGCCTTAAGGATTTGACGCGGTGGGGCATCGTACCAGCATGGGTCAAAGGCTGGTGTGGTGATGCCCAAGCGGTCAAGGGCTGTGTACACAAGATGGATGCAGTCGATGGCGCCGTCGGAGTCGGTGCCGTCTGCGCCGAGGCGGTACGGGCGACCAATCAGGTCGTACATCAGCTCAGTCGGACTTGGGCAGTTGTTGGCAGCGGGCCGAACACATCCTCTGTGATGCGGCGTCTAGGCACGTCGCCGCCGACTGCGTCGATGACCGAGGAGATTTCCAGACGGAGTTCAGCTTCGCTCCAGATGGCACCGGCTACTTGCCCGGCGTAGGAACTAAGCACGCGGTAGTCGGCTTTGTTATCAGGGTTGAGCATCAACATATCCACCAGTACCACCCAACTGCCATCGACCAGCGTGGCGGCCCAGCTACGGCTGAGGGAGTTGTTAGGCAAGGCAAGCTGCGTGGATTGGTTGTCGCCACTGCGGTTGACTGTGACGCCCGAGAAGCCAAATGGCAAAAAGCCGTGGGTGTTGCCGTTGTAAGCAACGTTTTCGTTAATCCAGAAGTTCTGGAAGTACAGCGGTGCAGCACTAGCCGTGCGGGGTTTGGCGGTAAGCATGTGACCCAGGGCTATTTCAGTCTTGAAGCTGGTGTCCATCAGTTCATGCCGAGGCGGCTACGGGTGGCGCGAGACTGCTGCAAGCGGCGCAGGGTGCGCTGTTCACCTTGCGTGGCACCTTGCTGAGCGGCTTGTGCCATGCCGGTGCGGAACTGGTCAGCGGTGACGTAGTCTACGGAGTTGATGCGCTCAACGGTATAGCGCACGTCGATGGATGAAGCATTCATTGCTGCCAAGCCGCTTGTTGGACCCCCATCGCCCTCGCCATTGCCAGGAATCACTGCAGAGCCGCGAGCGCCAGCACCGTAGCGGTTCATTGCTGAGCGCATCTTGCTGGCTGGGATGACGTACTCAGGTTCGCCGCCTTCGCCAACAATCGCGCTGGTAGGGCCAGTGACGAAACCGCCTTCCGCGAATTTGACGCCGGCATAGCTAAAGGGCGACACTGTGTTTAGTGCGCCAGCGCCGCCTAGGTCAGGCAGTACGGTTGTGCCTGCGCTGAAACTGCCGCCGGAGAAACTGCCGAAACCGCCGCCCCCTCCGAGGGAGCCGAGCCCTCCGCCGCCTCCGCCGCTAAACAGACCAATCAAGCTCTTCAAAATGAACATAGTGATCATCTGGGCGATTATCTGCGCGGCCATTTCAAAGAAGTGGCTAGCAATGCTTGCAAAAGCATCGGCAAGAGCCTGGTCAGCACTTTTTGCTCCAGAAGCAATATCTTTGAACGCTTGGCCAAAGGCACTGCCAATTGACTTGCCAGCTTCCGCCACTTGATAGCCCACGTTTGTCAACTTAGTCAGCTCCGCTTGTGCGCTGGTGATACCTTCTTGAATGTAAGCAAAAGGAGACTTTGTCTCTGTTGGTGCGGCTGGAACCCCTTCCTCCGCTTGTTTTCCGTCTTTTTCCGCCTTGCCCTTGTCTTCCTCCGCTTTTTTCTTTCTTTTTTCTAGATCATCTAACTCTCTGATCATTTCTTTGACCGCCTTGGTACTTCCTTCACGAGCCTGGCGCTCAAGGATGGCCGCCTTTGCCAATTTAATTTGCTGGTCGAATGCCCTAATTTGAACGTCAATTTGTTCCAGCGCGGCCCTAGTAAGTTTTTTGATTTCGGCCACTTCCTTTGCCCTCTCTGGAACCATTCCTTCCGCTACCAATGTTTTGATGTCTTGCTCTACTAACAATTGTTCGCGTTGATTGCGCAGCGCATCTTCCAATGGCTTCATGGCCTCTTCCCTGACACGGGCCAATTCTTGATCTAGGGTCAAAGCATTGGCTTGCCGTTTGGTAGCGGCAATGGCCCTTTGATCGTCCTTTTCTTTTTCACTCTTTGCTTCTTTTAATGCTCGATTCAATTCACGCTGGATGGCAACCTCTTGATTCGCGTATTCGACAAGAGCTTTGGCGGTAGGGTTGGTTTGCTGCAGTATAAGCAAGCGCTGCCGCTCTGAAAACAGCGCATCAGAAGCCGCCATTGCCTGACGAGCAATTTCTTCTGCGAGACGCTTGGCATCATTTGCGGCTTTTTCTGCAGCTCCTTTTTCGCCCCCCTTCTGATTTCCTTCTCCGCCTCCATCAATTGTCTCTAGCGCTGAACCAAACTGAGATTTTATTAGTTGCGATTGTGTTTTATTACCTCTCGCCCCTTGAAGTACAGCTTCTTGAGTTTGGTATTTAACAAGCCTAGCCCGTAGTTCTTCATCTCTCCCCGTAACCAAGCCCCTTGCGGCTCCAATTGGGCCCGCAAATTCCCGCAACTCTTTCCGGGCTTGAGCTTGTGAGCGACGATTGATAATAATTCTGCTATTGACTTCTTCGCGGCTTAATCCTTGCACTTGCTTCTTGTATTCTTTTGAGCTAAATCCAGCAATGTCGTCTAAAGATTTTTTGAGTCGATCAATTTCAGCCATGCCATCAATCGCTACTTGAATAGCAATGGCAATGAGGCCAATGCGAGCCAGCCCCATCAATGCGGTTTTTAACAGCCCAATCGGGCCCAATGCTGTCCCTGCATTTCTCGTCAATAGTGCCATTTGCAACTGCGTGCCGGCCAAGCTTGAGTTGGCCACTGTTGTAGTCCTTTGCAGTAACCCCATTTGAACATTAAGCGCTATAAACCTTGCAATTGCGGCACCAATGTTAGAGATTAAACCAACGAGAATTTTTCCGCCAAGCAGGCTAAAAACAGTATTAACAAGCAGTACATTTGCATATACTTTCAACAAGAAACCGGTGATAGGATTACCGGCTATTGCCAAGAAAAGCTTGCCGACGTTTAATAAGATATTTCCGAACAGCTCAAAAGTTGGCATAAGGCCTTTCAGATTATTTCCAATGCCTTCCAAAGTCGGCTTCAGTCTTTCTAATTCTTGCGCGAATGCAGCGCCTTGCGGTGTTTTAGCGGCAACACCTTGGAAGAAAGCAGTGAAGCCGTCGGAAGCAATGCGCAAGCCATCCGTCAAAGGTTTGACCACTTGATTCATAAATCCAACGGCAACAGGCTCAAAGGCCTCGTATAGTTTGATCAATGAATTTTGCATACGATTGATGCCGCCCTGAAAAGTTAACGCCGCTCCCTCAGCGCCAGGTCCAAATTCTTGGGCCATCACCACTCGAACTTTTTTTAAGAGTTTGACCATATTGTCGCCTTTATATTGACCGTCTTCAAGAGCTTTTGAAAATTTTGTAATAGCTGCTGGCCCCTCAAATCCGGCGGCCTTGGCGAACAGCGCCATGGCACCCGGTAGCACATCACCTAATTGCCCCTTGAGCTCTTCACTCATCACCTGACCCTTGCTGGCCATTTGTGAAAACGCATAAATCACGCGATCAACTTTATCGGCGCTCATGCCAAATGTGGCCGCCCCCATTGAGATACTTTCAAACAGTCCGCGAATTTCGTCTCCACGGAAACCTGCCGGAGCCATGGAAGCGTAGAGCTTGGTAAAGCCGTCTCTTGCCGACTGCAGTGGCACATTATATTTGTCAACAATGGAAAGAATGAATTCGCTCGATTTTGCGGCTTCTGCAGCAGTCGGAGAAATCGCGTTAAGAGTGTTTCTGAAGCTCTGCAGTTGGCCGACTGCCTGTCCGACTTGTCCTGGAAAGGCTTGAATGAAAGCCAAAAGCTTGTATGCTTGCCCAAAAAGCAACACCTGCTTGGTCGCAAAAATAAATTCCTGCCCAAGTTCGCGAATGGCCCCAGATCCAGGCAGTTTCAATTGAGATAATGCTTGTCCAAAGTTGCGCCCCGGCCCTCCGGCCCCTCGAAAATCACCACCTCCACCGCCAGTACCACCGCCACCGCCGCCGCCCCCTCTCGGAGTGACACCGCCGCCTGTAACTGTTGTTGGCGTTCCCAGCATTCCGCCAGATTCCCCGGCTGCGGGCAGGGCCAATCTGCGCGGAGGTTCAGCCCCTCCGGCAAGCAGCCG